AAAGGTAACCAAAGTAGTTGATATCTACGGTCCTACTAACGAACTTTTAGAAAAAACAAAACCTGTATCATCTGTATCTAAATATGCTGGATTAGTTCTCGCTGAAAGGAAAGAAAGACTTAGAAAGCTTGATTCTTATGAAATGAGAAATAAATATCACAGAGAAAATAAGATGGATGAACTTGAACAAATGAAGAATGATGTTATGAAGGAAACAAATTGGAAGCTTCGTGTTCTAGAAGAACAATCTAAACAAAGAATTGCTATGAAAGAAGCTGCTGAAACACTTATTATGTTTGCAAAGACTGCTTCTCGTGACAGCATGAGAGAGATGCGAAGACAAAAAAGAGACCTTAGAAAGCAAAACATTGGACTACATGAACCAGTTACTCGTCCTACTCGTCGTTCCCAGAGACTTTTGGAGAAACAGCATAGTTAATTTCATAAAATCATAAAAATCGTATAAAAAAATAGACCCTTCTATTTTTTTATCTATCAAAAAATTGATTCAAATATTTTTTAAACATCTAAATAAAATAATAATATGGATAATATTACAGAAAACACTTTTGAAGGCATATTAACAAATACGAATAGTGGTATAGTTTATGAGGGAACATTTATTAATGGTTACATTCACGGTAAAGGAAAAATCATTTATCCAAATGGTGGATATTATAAAGGCTATTTTGTAAATGGTTGCAAGCATGGAAAAGGTTATGCTCTTTTTAAAAGTGGATCTATATATCAAGGTAATTGGGATAAAAATTTCATCAACGGAAGAGGTAAATGTATATTTACAAATGGTGATATATATATTGGAGAATGGAAAGATAATGAACTACATGGATATGGAAAATATATTTATAAAAATGGAACTATATATGAAGGAAACTGGAAAAACGGGTCTAAAAATGGATATGGAAAATTAACGACTCAGTATGAGTCTTACGAGGGTCAATGGATTAATAATATGTGGGGCCAAAATACCACTAATCCTGGAAATTATATTGTGCAAAAATTTCGCCGTTCAAAAAGATTAGAACAAAAAAATCTTATCTAGTTCTGGAATACAGCCTTGGTCATATTTTGTAAAACAATTTACTTTTGTGCATACTATTTTTTTATGTTCGCTTGCATTTCTTTTTATGCAATAGTTACGGGTTCGTAATGTATAAGACATATGAACATTATAGTCATTAATTTTACAAATAATTATATTCAAAAATAATCCACTATAACTTGTAATGTAATATTCCAATATTAAACTATTGTTCTCACGAATTATAGCATCCATTACTTGTAATAAGCGAAACTTTATATCTAAATACTGATTCTTTTTATCTTGTTTAGTAGCACTTAAACATCTATTTGATAATATTTGTAATTCGTAATCCGTAAAAGGAATATTAGATATTAAATTTTTATTATTAAAATAAACATACTTCAATAAATAATGACAAACACAATCTGCTAATCTTCTTATTGGAGATGTAAAATGACAATATTCAGGCATACCAACTAAATCATGCGACTTAATATTTGATAAATAATCTGCAGTTATTCCATTTGTTATTATTTGCTGTATCATTTCTTCTCCTGTAATAGTATCACTTGTATTTTTTAACCAATCTTGTGCATCACATGTTCTAAAAATACCAGTATTTAAAGTATTCTTTAAATATTCTCCTACAAATGAATTTGCGAATATTGCAAATTCTGATATCATCTGTCTCATTTCTTTTTCTTCTTCCGTATCCTGATATAAATATATTTCATCATTATTAAATCTTGTATATGCTAACGATAATTCATTCAGCTTTACACCCTTTGTATTTTTTGCTCTAATTTCTTGTAGTCCTTTACTTATTTTTAAACCTGTTTTTAAAACTTCCATTTCTTTTTTTTCAGAAGCTTCTTTATAAGAATAACTATTTTCTAATTTTACTAACACCTTACTGAACAACAGTTTTACTTCTCCAATAGGAATATAACTATCTTTGTCTATTTCTGTTAAAACCGTTATTGCATTTTTTATTTCATTAATTCCTTTTAAACTTGATAAACGCATTATATCATCTGGAATCATATGTATTGGCTTTCTATTTGAAGGATATTTTGTTGTCGTGCGTTTTACTATATTATTCCATAAATCTGAATTTAATTTTATATATTCTGTTGGGTCTGCTATATGAATAGCTAAATATAACTTGGAATTATCAATATATATACTAAAAGCATCATCTGCATCTTCACAGCCATCAGGGTCAATACTATATACTTCATGTTCTATCATACTTATTCTTTCATCTATATCTATCGAATATTCATGCTTTTCAGAAATATTTTTCGTAATTTTATTATCTTCATAAACATTTCTTTTTTCACCATAAACAGGTTCTATACATTTTGTATAATTTATTTCAAAAATCTCATTAACCATACACATTGAAAAATTTTATTTTTATATTACTATTTCCCTTTTTTCTTTTTTCCTCCGAAATTAACAGGACCATCATTGCTATTAGAGTCTAATATATCAAAACTATCCGAAATTTCTATTTTTTGTGGTCCAGCGCGCAAAAAATGTCTGTTAGATGTATTAGTTTTTTCTGCTGATTCGTATGATTTTGGAAATAGTTTTTTATAAGGTGTCTTTTTCATATCTGGTAAAGGAGTAAATTCATCCTCTAAACTATAGGCGTATTTATTAAGTTCCTTTTGATTCTCATTAGCATGTCTTTCGATCGCTTGTTTAAGTAATTCCTCATTAAATAAAACGGGGTTTGAACTATAATCAACTGACAATTTACTTGACGAATTTCCTCTTCCTTTTTGTTTTTTTCTTAATGTTTTTCTTTTTTTATATTTTATCTTCTTTGTTTTCTTCAATTGTTTAGATTTCATATAAAATATAAAAAGATTTAAAAGGCTCCAAAAGAGCTTCCTATTGCGGAATTAGCAGCCATAGGACCAAAGCTCTCTTGTGCTAGAGCATTTTGCATTGCACTGTTTGCAAAAGCATCCATTTGAGGCTTATTTACTGTTGCAGTAGGAGCAGGTGGAAACATACCTTGTTGCATATGAGAATCATCTAAATGGTCTGCTTGACTAGGAGCATGTCCTCCAGCTCCTTGTTTCTTTGCTTTCATGTTATCCATATTCTCTTCTACTGGCTTTCCATTATACAATTCCATTACTCTTTCTACTAAAATATTTACCTTCAAGCCTATCTTTGTTTGTAAGCTCAATAAAATTACTAAAAAGGCTAGAATTACATTTGTAATATTTAATGTATCATATTTGAAACCACTGTAACTAGGAATATAAGTTACCATACGATGAACTAAAATAATACCCCCTAGCATAATAATTAATTGAATTAATACTTCAACAATTATTTCAAGAGAATTTTTCTCAGGATCAGCATCAGGAATAAATTTTTGAACTAATTTATTTAATAATACAACAGGTATTACTCCAATTAATCCATATTGGACTGCATTAAAGATTTCAGCTTTGCTTTCATCGCTTGTTGAAAATACATGATTTATAAAAGATATTTTATTAGGTTCTCCTCCATTTTGTAAATGTTCTTCCATTTAAACTATATATAGAAAACACATAGAAAATATATATAGATAAATGTCAATTCACGAAGAATACCAATATCTATCTTTAATTGAGAACATTCTAAAAAATGGCTGTGATTTTGAATCTAGAAATGGTTCTACTAAATCTATTTTTGGAAACATGATGAGATTTTCTCTAAATGATGGTATTATTCCTATTTTAACTACTAAAAAAGTTGCATGGAAAACTTGTTTCAAAGAATTACAATGGTTCATTAAAGGACATACTGATAATAAACTGCTAAAGGAGGTAAATGTTCATATTTGGGACGATAATGGTTCTAAAGAATTCCTTGAAAAACAAAATCTTACTTATAGAGAAGATGACCTTGGACCTGTATATGGTCACCAATGGAGACACTTTAATGCTCCATATACTGATTGTAATGCTGATTATACCAATCAAGGCATTGACCAATTACAAGAACTTATAAAGAATCTTAAATCTGAAGAAGGAAGAAAATCAAGAAGACTTATTATTTCTGCATGGAACCCATGTCAAATTAAAGAAATGGCTCTTCCGCCCTGTCATGTTTTAATGCAATTTTATGTAAGCGAAAATAAATATTTATCTTGTAGTCTTTATCAACGAAGCGGAGATGTTGGTCTTGGTGTTCCATTTAATATTGCATCTTATTCCTTTTTAACACATATGCTTGCTAAACATTGTGGTTTAGAAGCCAAAGATTTTGTTTATTTCTTAGGAAATGCACATATTTATGAAGAACATATTGAACCTTTAAAAGAACAAATACAAAGAGAGCCTCTTCCCTTTCCTAAAATCATATTCAAAGAAGTTAAAGAAAATATAGAAGACTACTCCTTAACTGATATAGAATTTTCACAAGAATACAAATTTCATAAACAAATTAAAATGGAAATGAAAGCTTAAACTATACATTATTTAAGTATAACCACAATGCTTTTTTCCTTATGCAACGATTTAATATTATATTATTTACACTACAATAATTTAAAAATTTTCCATAAGAAGAAATTAATCTCTTAATTGGCTTATAATAAAAAAAAGAATCTAATGATATTGAACGTCTCATTATAAAATAATATTAAGAAAAAATTATATAAAACAATCATTGTTTTATTTTAATAATGAGTCAAGGAAACGCAGCAGCTATCCGAAGAAGAGTAAAAAATGCAGAAAACTTACCTACTAAGCAACCAACTAATACTAACAAGAATACATATACACCCGAACCACAATCTAATTTATCTATTAATGATGCATTTAAAATGGTAAATGAAAGACTTATTAATTTAGAAAAAGGATTAACTAGTTCTAGTAACAGTGTTCAACCTGATATTATTCAAGAATATGATAATAGATTTAATCTAGTTGCACAAGAAATTGGAGAACTAAAAGAAACTGTCCTTAAGCTACAAACATTTACAATGGATGTTAATAAAACATTATATGATGAAAGAATTAAAATACTAGGTGATCTTGATAAGCCCAAAGAATCTGTATTCAATATTGAGTCTTTAGAAAATAAAGATTAAAAATAATAATATAAATAAATGTATTCTATTTATTTATAATGAAAAATAACGATTTACAATCTAAAATAGAAGGATTACAAAATAATTATTATTCCCAAAATAAGAAAAATACATTTTTCAAAAAACAACAAAAATATGATTGTGCAGAAGCTGTATCCAATAATTTAAATTTAAACGAATTATTAAAGAACACTATATTTAGAATCAATAATACAAATCATATTTTTTTCCATTATCCCACTTTTAAATCATTTGCTTACCCTGACAACTTTTCTACCATTGTTAACCACTTTATTGACATGTGTTTAACCCTTCCTAAACACTATGATGGAATCTTTTTACACATTAATTGGAAAGGATATACTGTTTCTTCTCATCATAGATATACTTTATTATATGAAATGTTTATAGATATTGGAAGACAAAGAGGTTTTGAGCTTGAAAGCATTTTACATAAATTAATATTATATAATCCACCCAGCATGTTAAAACAAATTGAACCTCTAATACGTCCCATTATTTCTCCTGGAGTTGTACAAAAAATAGAAATTAAAAAAAGAGAAGAAAGTGAACAATTAATTCAAAACTTATTTGATTCGTTAAAAGAATAAAAAGTCATTATGAAATATATATATATCATAATGAGTTCTCTAACATCTATTCTTATTTTCATTGTTATATTTTTTATTTATTTACATATCATAGACCAATTCAAAACCAGTAATGATTTAGAACTATATGAAATGGACTATACTACTACTAATGACTTAAATGAAACCTGTAATGTTAAGCAGCCTGTAGTATTTCTTTATAAACATATTAATGAAGAATTTTATGAAGTTCTCAATAATGAATGCCTTCAAAATATAAAAGATAATTTATTCATTTATGACGAAAAATTAGAACCTCTTATTCTTGAATGCTCTAGTGCTTCCATTTTATTACACAGCGATTCTAAAAATAACTATTACACTGAAAATAATGATGTTTTTATTTATGAATCTAACTTACAAAACCTTTACGAGAAAAATGATGAATTCTTAAAACCTCCATTCACAATTAAAACTAAATATGATATTCATATGGCTACAAATAATGCTACTACTCCTTTGAGATATCATACTTATCACAGACACTTTATATCTGTTCATTCTGGTAAATTAAGACTCAAACTTATTCCACCCAAGTTTAAAAAACACCTTGAAGAAATAAAAGATTACGATAACTATCATTTCTATTCGCCTATTAATCTTTGGGATATACAAAAGAAATACGCTCATATTACTGACAAAGTTCAAATTTTAGAATTTGATATTTATCCTGGAAATATTGTTTATATACCCCCACATTGGTGGTATTCTACCCAGTTTATTTATGAAGATGATATTCCCTGTCTTTGCAGCAGCATTACTTATATTACTGCAATGAATGCACTTGCTAATGCTAAAAACTATTTCCTTTATTTTATTCAACAGTCTAATACAAAAGTCGTTAATGCAAAAACCATTACTAAAGACGAATTAAACGATAAAATGAATCCTGTTCCTTCTGAAGAAACTGAAGAAACTGAAAATACAGAAGAAATTGACACATCTAATGATACTGAAATCAAAAATCAATTAATTAATAAATCATCGGACATTTAATTTGCTACCTTTTTATGACTCATACTCTTATCAATAGTGACTTCTTTTAAGACACTCTTGATAATTTTATTTTCTTGTTTATCTTTTTCTCTTTCATTATCAGGACCTAATGAACTTAGAGTCAAATTTATATATTCTGCATTTTCTCTTGAATCCATTATTTCGCTATTCGGATTTTCTTTCTGCCATTTTGGTATCAGATCTAAATTCTTCTCTTCTATTCTGTGTAATGTTGCCTTCAATTTAGATTTATCTCCTGTTTCCAATTCCCATTTATCTTTATCCTTTACATACACTGTTTCGCGCTTTATATCTGTGCAATGTATTGGTCTTTCTGTCACATCCATATCATTTAACGCATTTGTAAATATTCTTTGCATTCCATTTACATAACCTAACTGACCCATTGACTCCAAATCTTTTAATGATAATTTCAAATTTTGTATAAAATCAATCAAATTTACTGCATCTTTACAATCTTCATTTAAAAACACATTTAAATTAAATTGAGTATT